TGTAGAACCTTTCCTAAGAGAAGTACAAGGTAGACGTGGTATCACAGACTTTTTAGTAGTGTGTGATGAATCAAACAATACAGGTGAAGTAATTGATAGAAATGAATTTATTGCTGAGATTTTCATTAAACCAGCAAGAAGTATCAACTTTATCACATTATCATTTGTAGCAACAAGAACTGGCGTGGCTTTTGAAGAAGTCGCTGGGTAAGGATAGAAGAGGAGAATAAAAATGGCAAACATAACAGACTTCAAAGCTAAACTTGCTGGCGGTGGTGTAAGAGCCAATCAGTATAAGGTAACAATGCCTTTTCCTGGTTATGCCCAAGTAGGCGGAGAAACCGAAGACTTAGCTTTCTTGTGTACTGCTACAACAGTACCTGGATTTACAGTCGCTGAAGTGCCGATTAACTTTAGAGGAAGACCTATATATGTTGCTGGAGACAGATCATTTGATACATGGTCTATTACTGTTTTAAACGACACTAACATGAGAGTTAGAAATGCGATGGAAAGATGGCAGAACGGTATCAACAATATGTCTGATAACGAAGGATTAACAAATCCTATTGACTATCAGGTAGACGCATTTGTAGATCAGTTAGATAGAAACGGTAATAACATTAAATCATACACTTTGAGAGGTTGTTTTCCAACTTCAATAGGTGCTGTTGATTTAAGTTATGCTCCAACAGATACTATACAAACTTTTGGTGTGACTTTCAGATTCCAGTTTATGGAATCAAATACTACTACTTAATATCCTATATAAGTATTAAGTAACAGGAGAAATAAATTATGGCTGAATTATTTGGATTTAGTATTACAAGAGCAAAAAAGCAACAAGATCCAAAACAAAGCTTTACAACCAAACAAGCGGATGACGGTACCCAAACCGTCGCCGCTGGTGGTTATTTTGGTCAGTACCTTGACATGGAAGGTACTGCTAAAACAGAGGCAGATTTAATCCGAAGATATAGAGAAGTATCACTCCATCCAGAGTGTGATATGGCTATTGAGGATATTGTCAATGAAGCAATTGTTGCTAATGAAATGAGAGACGCTGTAAGAGTAAATGTAGAAAATTTGCCTTATGGTAAAGACGTAAGAAAAAAAATAGAAGACGAGTTTAAACAAGTATTAAGATTATTAGATTTTGGTACAAAAGGACATGACATATTCAGACGATGGTATGTTGATGGCAGAATGTTTTATCATAAAATTATTGATAGAAATAGTCCTAAAAAGGGGATGACTGAATTAAAATATATTGATCCTCGTAAAATTAAAAAGATAAGAGAAATAAGAAAGAAAAGACCAGAAGGTGCTGGTCCTAATATGTTATCTGTTGTTGATGAGTATGTTGAATACTTTTTATTTAATGAAAGAGGTGTAACAGGTACAACTTCAGGACAAGGTCTTAAAATCGCACCTGACACTATTGCTTTTTGTGCTAGTGGTTTAATAGACCAGAATAAAAATATGGTCTTGTCTTATTTACATAAGGCAATTAAACCTGTCAATCAATTAAGAATGATTGAAGACGCTGCTGTGATTTACAGAATCGCAAGAGCGCCTGAAAGAAGAATATTTAAGATTGATGTAGGTAATTTGCCTAAACAAAAAGCTGAACAATATTTAAGAGACGTTATGGCAAGATATAGAAATAAACTTGTTTATGACGCTTCTACTGGTGAAGTAAGAGACGATAGAAACTATATGTCAATGTTAGAAGACTTTTGGTTACCGAGTAGAGAAGGTGGCAGAGGTACAGATATTTCTACATTACCAGGTGGTCAAAACTTAGGTGAGATTACAGACATAGAGTATTTTCAAAAGAAATTATATAGATCATTAAATGTACCTGTAAGTAGATTAGAGTCTTCATCTGGATTTAACTTAGGCAGAGCTTCAGAAATAACAAGAGACGAATTAAAATTTACTAAGTTTGTTCAAAGACTTAGAAAGAAATTTACTGAGTTGTTTAATGACTTATTAAGAACACAACTAATATTAAAAGGTGTCATAGCTGAACAGGATTGGCCTACTATAATGGATTCTGTGACTTATGACTTTATACAAGACGGTCATTTTGCTGAATTAAAACAAACAGAAATGTTAAGAGAAAGAATAGCTTTGGCAGGTGAAATGAGAGAATATATCGGTAAGTTTTTCTCTGTTGATTATGTTAGAAAAAACATACTTAAACAAAACGCTAGAGAAATTGAAGATATGGATAAACAAATTAGAAAAGAAGTTGATGATGGTATTATTGCTGATCCTTCAGCACAAACCTCAGACAACGATTTATAGGAGATAAAAAATGAGTGAAGAAGTAAAAAACTTTATTGACGCAATGGCAGACGGAAAAAACGACCAAGCGGGTGAAGCATTTAAAGACGCTTTAAAAGCAAAAGTAGGAAGTCAATTAGATCAACATAGAAAAGAAGTTGCTGCTAATATGTTTAATGGACAAATTGAACCAGAATCTTTCAGTGATCCAAAACCTGAAATTGCTGACCCAGGTACTTTCAATCCAGATGGTACTGTGTCTTTAAAAGCAGACGGTAAAGCAGATATAGATTTGACCCAACCGTCAGTAGCTGGAGTTGATATTGCTAATGACGAAGGTAAGTAAAATTTTTGAAGAGAATAAATTAATCGACTCTAAATCTTTTAACAGTCTTTCTCCTGTTATGAAAGAGGCAGTTAAAGATATGTTTAAGTTGATTAATAATAAAGGTAACATAATTCTAAATGTTGAAAACGCAGTAGAAAAAGTTGCTAAATTTCGGAATATTAATAAAGAAGTTTTATATCAATACATTGAAAAAGAAACAAACGAACAATTAGGAGTGTAAAATGGCACAAACGTTTATAGTTAAAGGTGACGTTGTAACTAATGCTAGTGGTAATAATATTGGTAGAGCAAACTTTGTTAGAGTAACTGCTACTGCCGACACGACAGGCACAGTATTAGATTCAGACGATACACAATTAGGTCAGTTCTACTTAGAGAACGGCGATACAGTTATTTTAGAAAAAAATCCAGGTGATAAGGTTACTTGCCCAACTTCAAAAGCAAGTGCTGTTGGTTCGCCTAGAGGCTAATAATGACAATATCAACTACAACACTTGTTGATGATAGTTTTAAAACAATTACAACAGCAAAAGGTGTAGGTAGTGAGTCAGATCAAACATTTATTGATGTATCTGAATTACTAAATGCGAGTTCAGAACCTAAAGTATCTATCGCAAATCTTTATTATGAGATTTTAGGTACAGGTAATATTGACGTATTTTTTGAAAACGATACAACAAAAAAAGTTACATTATCTGGTAGAGGCAATTATGGTCTTAAACCAGGCGAGAGTAAAATAAAAGAAACAGTAGGTGACGTATTACTAACAAGTGATAGTAATGTTTCATCTTATACAATAATATTAGAGACACACAAAGAAGAGGGTTTTAATGGCTGATACAATAACTAGTCAAACTATAGCAGATACATCTGGTTTAAAGTTTACAGTAAAACTAACAAACTTTTCAGATGGTACAGGTGAAACTTTAGTCAATAAAGTTGACGCTTCAGAGTTAACTTTTATGACAGAGGACGGCAATAGAAAAATTAGTAAAATATGGTTTTCTATCAACACGGCAAGTACAAAGTCTGGTGTTGAGTTAATTTGGGATGGTGCTACAAATTCTACTGCTATGTTTTTATCAGGACAAGGTCATTTTGATTTAAGACCATCTGGCAGTGAAATAATTAATAACGCTACAACACCAACTGGTGATGTACTATTATCAACAAAAAACTTTGCTGTAGGAGATAATTATACAATTATTGTTGAGTTTAGATAACAATTTGTATAAATATATACAACATAAGAGAGAGAATTATGAAGCTAATTTCCGAAGAAATATCACAAGCAGAATATCTTGTTGAAGAAAAAAACGGCAAGAAGGAATACAAAATTAAAGGTATCTTTTTACAATCAGATATAAAAAATAGAAATGGACGTGTATATCCAAAAGATATACTTATGAAAGAAGTAAAAAGATATAACCAAGAATTTATTAATAAAAATAGAGCATTTGGAGAACTAGGTCATCCTGACGGTCCTACTGTCAACCTAGAAAGAGTTTCACATATGGTGAAAAGACTTTATCCAGAAGGCAATAATTTTATTGGTGAAGCCAAAATAATGAATACGCCATACGGTAAGATTGTAAAAGGTCTTATAGATGAGGGTGCCCAATTAGGAGTATCTTCTCGTGGAATGGGTTCATTAGAACAAAGAGGTGGTGCTAACTATGTAAAAGACGATTTTTACTTAGCCACTGCCGCTGACATTGTAGCAGACCCTAGCGC